CATCCCGCCCGCGCCACCGCCTCCGATAACAGCCACGCGAACGCGATTCGTGCCTGTGGTGGGCGTATAGGTCGACGCTCCCGGCGTCGAAAAGATGCGTCGTGAGATAAAAGAGCCCGGCGCGTAGTTTGTGACAAAGTAATTAGCGACGTTGGTCGCCGTGTCGGATTTCAGAAGGCCGACACTGTTGAAATTCGTGCCGTCGTCGACCAGGACGATATAACCTCCCGCGATAACATCGCCCGCGCCAAGCGTTCCGCCGCCGTTGCGATGGATCGCCGCCGCGCCAAGACCGCTCGGGTTGAAGGTGGACGCGCCGGTGTTGGCCGCCGGCGTCTTGATCACATAAACCATGCCGGCGGTTCGCGTCGTCACTGTCGGCGTGACGGTGCAGGCAAGGACATTTGGCGTCCCGCCATCAGTCCCGAAGTGGACAAGAGACGTTGCGGACGGCCCAGAGAAGGTCACGGCGGCGTTCAATGCCGCCACTAGCTGCGTCACCAGCGTCGCGATGTTGCCGTTGTCCTGGACGTTGCTGGGGCCGTATTGCGCCATGAACGATGCGACAGCCGCCGCGATGGAAGTCGCTTGACGTAGCGGCGTGTTAAATTTCTGCGATGAAACAATTCCACTCTCGAATCCTGTTTGCGCGATCGTCTCGGCGGCCCACGAGGCCGGCGACTCGACATTCGCGCCCGCGCCAATCGCGAAGGGGAAAAAATCACTGGTGTTTGTCATCGTGCCCTCGGTCAGGTTGCGTTGTTGGCGATGTAGTCAGCGGAAACGCCCATGGCGCCCACATCGCAGCCGGAGATGAATTGGTTTTCCACGTCGAAACCGAACAGCGGAGCGCCGTTCACGGACGAAAACAGCACGTCACAACCGACACCTTCCGGCTTCACCGGAATGAGCTTTTGCGACAGAATTTCAGCATCGACGGTGGACGGCCAGACGCCGGCGACGCCAATGGTCAAGTGCATGTCGACGACCGAGAGAGTCGCCAACGACGCGCCAGATGTGTAGAGGACCGCGGGCCCGTCCAGCCCGCGCGCCGGGTCGTCGAATGCGAAGAACAGATTTGCGTTCGGCGCAAACCCGTCATCCGTGACGATCAACAGCGAACCCGTGTCGGTCAGAAATTCCGCCAACGCGGCATAGGCGCTTGCAATCGTCCCGTCGCCTTTGTTGGCGATGATCTTGGCGCGGATCAAGCGCCTGAACGTGTCGTCGTCGAGCCGCGTCAGGTACGTCCCAACATCGAACGTCCCCTTCATTGGCGCCTTGTCGAGACCGCGAATTGGATCGTCGAAAGAAAACCACGGGCTTGGAAGTGGAATGTTGATGGTCCGTGAAATGCCGGCCCATTTTCCAACGGCGTCGAGTTGAACGCCAACGGCGGTGTCAAGATCAAAAGCATCAGATGTCGCCAACAATTCAAACTGGACATTGGCTAAAGCCGCGACCGAAGCCGCGATTGTCGCCATGAATTTTGGCTTGTCGGCATGTTCGCTCGTGACAAGCGAGAGATAGCCGGCAATGTCGCGCATGGTCAGATAGCCGTGATCGTGACGGCCGACGCGAGACAGCCGGCCAATTCATTGAAGGCGATCGTCACGTCGGAGGCTACCGGCGTGCCGCTATCCCTGGCAATTGAGATCGACACGATTTCGAAAGTATTGGCCGCCGCCGCGCCCCAAAGCTGGGCCGGGCCATAGGATCGCGGCAATTGAATGCCGTTGCCGATCCCGAGCCCATTCACCCATGCGGCCACGGCCGCCTGAATCTGCGCCTGCACATCGGTCGTGTATCCGGCGCGTGCGTGAAGGGTAATCGTCCATGAAATCGGGACCGCGGTCGGACGGAAGAAGTTGATGGTCCGTGAAATGCCGGAGGAATCCGTCACGACCTCCGAAGTCGTCCCGAACGTCCCGGCGAATGTTTTCTTGACCGCTATAATTCCAGCGACGGCCATGGCGTCACCGCCATTGACCACAAGCGCGATACAATGGCCTGGGATGCCATTGCCGTCAGGCAGGTTCGTATCGTTCTCATAGCCGCGCAAAGCGATCACGCCTGATAGCGATGCTATCGATCCGAGAATTCCGTCAAGAATGGTTTGTGACGGCAGCATGGTCGATTGCGATTGCCGAATGCGTAATTGCGGGTCGTACTCAACCGGAGCGCCAGGCGCGGCGGCGCTAGCGTTCGAGACCGATTGCCATCCGCGCGTTGGCGTCTGAATATTCGACAATATACCGGGCGCGGCCGTCACCGCGCCAATCGTCAGGCATGTCGCTGTTACATCGATCGTTCCAGAAAGCGGGATGGTCACGACAGCGGGAAGCGCCCAGATGCCGTTATTGCCGTCCGAGACAAGGCCGTTGCCGATGATCGTTCCGGCAACGCCGATGATTGTCACGTCGCAAGTCGAGTAGCTGGCGGCGTCCCGCGTGATCCCGTTGATTTTGACGACGCTGGAAAGTCCGACGCCTTGCGCCGTCGCTGGCGAAAAGGCGTTATAGACAGCCGCCGCCATGGCGTTGGCGTCATTGATCGCGGCGGCGATGATCCCGAGCCACTGGCCGTCTTGCGAGTCGTTGCCGAGATAGGCGTCGGCGCCATAGATCGCCTGATATTGCGCTTGGAAATACGCCAGCACGGTCGCGAAGTCTGGAACATGGCATCCGCCAGCGTCGATTGTCGTGACCGGCGTAGCCGGCGCAAAAACCGTTGTTATCGGCGTCACCATCAAATCGGCCCCTGAATATTGATTTTTCCGAATGATGTATCGGCGATGAGGTTCACGCTGTAGGCCCTGCTATCGCGATTGACCGACGAACTGTAAACCGTGATTTTCGTCAAGTTAGGCGTTCCAAGAATCCGCGCGCGCAACGTGGCGTCACGAACCGACCCTGTGTATTTTCCAAGCACCCTCGTGTTCCACGGGGTTCCGTCCGACGTGTCGAGAAACCATTCGCCGAGACGAAGCGCTAGTCGGGTTTTCACGGCCTGTGCGACAGCATCGGGGACGTTGATCCAAAAATTGGTTTGCCCTCCGCCGAAAGTCATGTCGCCGTTGGCCGACATTTTCCGAACGCGCATTACATCCCCCTCACCATCGCGCCTTCGAAAAACGCCGTTGGAGCCCCGGTCGATGTTGTCTGCGTCGATCCTGAGTCCTGATACATCCACATCTCGACGTAATCAGTCGTGCCGTTCATAAGAAACAAACCAGTCGTATCGGACATCGCGCCAGACGTTGCGCTGGCGTCGCTGCCGCGCCGGCTTTCCGATCCGTTTTTGTGAATCGAAACGTAAATATGCGTTGACATCGCGGCGATGAAACAACCGCCGGTGATCTGGTAATAGCCAGCTACTGTCGGCTGAAACCGAAAGTTTGTCGTGTGGTCGAAGCAGGCATCCGTGTCGAAAGCCAGCGTATCGAACGCGATCTTTGTCTGGGTCGCCGATGGAACAGATGTTCCGACCGACGCGAAGGCGCGAAACGCCGGCCCGTTGATTGCCTGATGGCCATTGACCGTCGGCGCCGCAAGGCTATCGATGCTTGGGAATGAAGGCCCCGATCCGCCGGTACTGCTTGACCCCCCCCCAAATGTCGCAGCCGAAATAGCCGCACTCTTTTGAACGGTTCCGTCGGGGAACTTGAATCCGTCGCCAGTGCTTTCGATCTGGCCCTTGATCTGCATTTTCCCCTTTGTGGAATTGATCGTTGTTCCTTCAGAAGGGTGGGCGTTGATCGAATGCTCGCCGTTATTCGCGGCCATTTTCGGGCCGCTGGCATGATCGTTCGTGACCGAATGCGTCGTGCCGCCATCGGTCGCGTTGTGAGCATGCCCGTTCGACGGGTGGATGATATGTTCGAAGAACTTTGTTGCCGCCGCGAATGGATTGCTTGACCCATCGCCGGGGTCGGACCATGACGGGTCGACGGTTTTGACCTTGTGGCCTGATGTCGGGTGAATCTCGTGAGTGACCTTGGCGTCGTCAGAGCGGATATGATGCGCCGAATTCGAGACATTTTTCAGTTTGCGCGGGTCGGATCGGCCGCCGGGAATATAGCGCCCGTCACTGAGCGAATGCATGCGCGTATCAATGGGTTGCTGAACGCCGCCTGACTGGTGCCAGGCGTCCTGAGCGCGCGATACGAAGGTTATGATCCCCTCGTCGCCAGCCTTGGTCGGATGCGTGACCGAAACGCCGCCGCCGCCAGCGAAGTGGATCGGCAAGTCATTAAACACTGGATATTCAAAATCGACGATTGTTCCATCTTCAAGTTCGCGCTTGCCCTTGATTGACGATTTTACCGTGACCGTGTGCCCGTCGCCGTCCTTGTCAACAATCGCCGGCATTGACGACCAGACATGCTTGCGGACGCTATCGGCCAGCGCCAAAATCCATTCATCCGACGACAGAAGTTCCCGAATGTCCATCGTCTATTCCTGCGCCAACGCCGGTCTTGCCATCGCGGCAGACGATTCATGGCCGATCGAATTGATCCCCGGAGCGCCAGATTTCGAGAGACAGGATAGGTCCATGTACCAGTTTTGCCCTCTGGTATCGCCCGTAGTTTCGATTTGCAGCACGCGATAGACGCCATCGGCGTCGAGGTCAGGCTGAACGCCGGGCATAATCTCGCCGCCGACCGTGAAAACAGGCGCTGCCGGGTTAATATCCGCGTTGTTCAACTGAATCAGCGTGTCCACTTTCATTTGCGGGTTAATCAGCACCCGCACAACGATTGCCTCGTTGGTTTGAACCGGCATTCCAATCATGCCCGTGGCCGCGTTGACCATGACAGGGCCGCCCGGCAAGCTCCCGTCCTTCGGCACGATGTTCAACACGCCGTTGGAAATGTTCCATGTGGATTGATGGCTGAACGCCATTTGCCGCAAGTGATCGCGAACCATGCCGAACAGCACGACCGGGCGCGGGTATTTGATCTGCGTCATCGACGGAGGGGTGAACCCAAGCCTCACGTCATACGGCGCCAGTCCCTGAGCCAGCGCATCGACAACCTGTTTCGGGGTCGAGCCAGCCGCCAGTGTTTTCGAGATCGCGCCGAAATTGTAAGCCTTGTCGCCATCGCCGCAAAAGAGATCGACATAGGTGTCCGTCGGGTTTTCGCGCCCGATGTTGGTCTGCTTTATGTTGCCCGAAAAGATGATCCCGGAATTGCCTTCATATCCGGCGATCAACTGAACCTTCGTAAATTCCTTGTTGTGGAACCTGGCCGCCGTCGCCTTCGAAAGATTGGTGACGCGGATTTCCGCCGTGTTTGGCATCTGAACGGTGATTTGCTTGATCGTGAACCGAACGCGAAGTTCGGAAAGGTCAAGCGTTCCGCCAGCGCCAGAGGCGATTAACTGGCAAGCGCGAAACCATTGTTGGGCCACCCGTCAAATCTCGTAATAGAGGCGCGAGGACACGCCCAGACCGTCGAACGTAGGAACGCCCGCGCGAAACCCGTCCGTCACGATGTAGAGCTTTCCCTGAAAGCCCAGATACCCATATTGCGCCAGCAAGTCGGCGCCGGTCACGAGCGGGACGCCGCACACCATTGGATTTCCAAGGTTGTCGGAAATGTCCATCATCCAGCCGCCCTCTGGCGCATCCTGAAACGTGAACCGAAACCGGAATGTTCCATCCGGCAAATTAACGGACAGACTTTGCGGCGTCGATGGTTTTAACGGTATTTCGTAGGTCGCCATCGCTATCGCCCGAACGGATTTGAAAGCGACCCGAAGGGCGAATAATCAAGACTGCCGGGTGATTTATACCAGAAGGGCTGTTGCCCCGACGCGAATGTCGGCACCTGACTTGCCGCGTTCGGCGTCACAGTCCCGCCATCGGTAGTCGGCGCCGTCTGTTGCGGATTGGCTTGCGGCGCTGTTGCGCCGCCGCCAGAGGTCGAAACAATGTTGATCCTGCGCAAGCCCACGGTGATGTTCAACGTGGTTTCCGTCGTTTCATCGGTCGCCGTGGTCAGCGATCGAATCAACATGCTGGAATATTGACGCTTGCCGGTACTGACGTTGAATGGCTGGCGCGACGCCTGCAAGACAAGAAATTCTTGATAGATAGATTGGACGTAGCCTTCGGCTTGCGCCGTGGCGTTCGAAAACCCAGCCCTGATCTCGATTTCGGACGGCAGGATAAAGGCATGATCGGAAATCGCCGCGCCTGTCTCGACCGGATGGTCGGTGATCTGCAAGTTGTCGCGGTGCGTTTCCTCAACCGTCACGTCGGGGATGATCGTGCCAATTCCACGCGACGGCGACGAAATCAGCGCATAGGGCGCGAAGGCATCGCCAATCAGGGAAAGCGCCGAACTCACTGAACGCTCCCGGCCGTGTTCCGCAACCTGTCAGCCATGACACGCATCCCGGCCCCGGTTGATGCGCCGACATGCGACCCGACAGAGAGAGGATCGCCGGCGCCGTTCACGACGATGTTGTTGGTCTGACTTATGTGATTAGTTTGCGAGTTATCGTTGGCGTTGTTCGTGCTCGACGCGCCCGATGTGCCGAGCGGTCCAGCGCCAGGCCATTGATGCGAGCCGAAGCCGCCAAGCGACCCGATCGACGCATTCGGCGGGACAACCTTCGCCGCGGCCTCGCCAAGTGATGGCAAGACACTTTTCGCGACGGTCGGGTGATAGCCGGAATCGCCCCAGCGCGGATCGGCGTCGCGCGGGCCGTGATATCCTGCCCACGCGCGCAATGGTTCGCCTCTTGCGATGTAACGAGCAACCCAACGCGCCTGGGCGGGGATCGTCGTCGGGTCTCGCACGTCCAAACCCGTCTCTTTCTCAAAACGAACGCCGAGTCCATTTGCCCGATTAAGTTGGAACGGACCCCACGACGATTCGAGCGCGTCGTCTTTCTTGTCATAGCGATTGGTATGGGCGGATTCGCCAGCCCGAATGCCTTGCATGATCCGAGGATCAATCCCCGCCTTCGACGCCTCCTCATTGATGAGCGCGGTCAGGTTGCCGGCTGAACTGCCTTCGCCGCCACCGCCTAACCCGAGCTTTTCCTTGGTCCAATTCCAAGCGCGCGATGCCATTCCAAAGACACTATGATCTGTTCGACCCGCCTGGATAGCATCTGACTTAGCGCCATTTTGGATTTGTTGTTGCGTCAGGTCCAGTTCGTCGTCGTGGAAGCCCATTAAACGACCGAGGAATTGCGTCAGACCGCTATTCTTCGACCAATTGTTGATGCTCTCGAAGTACCCGACCAGCGTTTTGAGGCTGTCGTTCAGATATTTGATCTTTTCCGCAAAGGCAGCCGCGCCGTTCTTGAGTTCTTGGAATCCCTTTTCAACGTCTGGATTTTTCGCGATCCACGCTCCGAGCTGTCTTAATAGACTGGCAATCTCGTTCGCAATATGACCAATGCCGACCGCGATCTCCTTGCTGTGCGCAATCAGCCATTCAGAAAATTCATGCAAAAGAGCCGTGATTTTTCCATTGTCATTTTCAACGATTTTAAGCCAAAGAATATCAAATGCGGCAGTGACTTCACGCCACGCATTCGAAAACTTTTTGGAATTTTCAGCGGCGATTTCTGGATTTAATCCAGCCTTCCGAAGCATCTCGTTATATCGATCAATATTCCCTTGAAACTCGCCATTATTGATTGACCGCCACGAATTTTCATCAACGCCGAGCATTTCGGCGATCTTCAACTGCGTTGGCCCGCTCATGCCGCGCTTTGTCAACGCCTTTTCCAAATCGACCAGCAGCACGCCGGCGCCCTTGATGTGGCCGTTTGCGTCCTTGACCTGAACGCCAAGGCCTTCAAACCACTTCAACCCGCCCGGATTGCTGCGGAGAAACTTGCCGACCGACTCGATGCTGGTGGCCATCGACTGCGCCGACGATCCGGTTTGCGAGGCGGCGTAGGCCATCGCCTTCAAGTTGGCGACCGTCTCTCCGGTGCGCTTTGACGCATAGAACGCCGCGTCGAGTTCCTTGGCCAGATTGACCATGGCGTTGCCGAAAGCGCGCATCGCGCCTTCCATGGCCTTGGAAATCAACTCAGCCTGGATAACGGCTGACCGCGTGATGCTTTTGAACTTGGCGCTGGCGTCGTCCCTGACGCCAAGCGAAATCAAAAACTCGCGGATTACATCGGCATTCGCGCTCATTTACGCCTCGCGGCCGCCTCCATCCGGCGACGGTTTTCGTCAATGACGCCGATCGCGTCGTTCATGCGGGCGATATCCGAGATATCGAGAGTTCCGTCGATCAGGCTTTCATAGCGGCACCAGCCGCGCTCTACCGGCGTCAGGAGCCAGTCGAGACCGTCAGGCATGACAACGGTGTCAAAATTCAGCGGGTCGGCTGTTGATCTGAAATCCGCCCGCTCGATGGAAAAAAAGCGGCGAATTCCGACTGCAACACCGCGAACATGATTTTCAGCATGTCGGCCATGTTGATATCGTCGAACATGGGGCGACCAGCCGGCTTGTTCCAGACGGGCGAGAACCCGGCGCCAGATTTGCGCGAGACCACGCCAAGGCATGTCGCGATGATGAAATTCGAATCCTCATCCGACAATTTCGCGATTGCCGTTGCCGCCGCTTCCATCGCGTCGTCAAACGTGGCGTTTGGTTCAAGAGCTATGGCGTCGTCGGCTTTACTGGCCTCGGCTTCTTCCTCTTTCTGGCGCGCGCCCCAGAGCATCGCCAGATTTTTGACCGCTGGCATGAGGGGGAGCATGCGCCGAGTCAGATTGAATTGCGTCATCGCGTCGAGTTTCCCCGAGCGATAAAGCGTGCCATTGACCTCGAATTCAGCCATGTCTCACCTTAACTCACGGGAATCCCGTCGCCAATAACCATGTGAATCTGACCGACATCAAAAACCCATTCAACAATGTTGCCATCCTTGGCGTTCTGGAAATCCGGCTTTTTCTTGAAAGCACCGTTCTGGCCGGTCACTTCGTCGCCGCGCTGCAAGTTCGAAACCGAGAACGTGTTTCCGCCCCAATTCGCGGACGACTGCGCCTGAT